TAGCATCAAATGTTTCATTGTTCCTAGCTGACCAGTAGTCAGTAGTAAGAGCATTTTCAATTAACATACCTAGGATCTCCAAATCAATTTCAAGAGCAATGTACTCACTCATGATGCTTGTCAATTCAGCTTCAGCATCCAAAGAATGGTAAGCGTTCAAATCTTGAGCAAATTCTGGAGTCCATACAGCCTTAAGTTTCTTAGTCTTAGCAACGATTGCTTCAGACTTCATCTTAATGTTGATTTCTGGGATATCGATCGGGTTGTTATTTCCGTTCAAAGTGGTGTTACCATCTTCGAAATCACCTCTTCGGTTATCCTGTGGTGCCTGTACATAAGTGATAGTAAAGGCAGTTGGGTCAGTGGCACCCGCGGTACCTTGAACGTATAAAACAATATCATTAGCACTTCCTGAGGCATAATTGTATTGAGGAATATTAACTCCAACACTAGTACCGTCTACAACGAATCCTCTAACACCATCAAGGTCTGGGAAGGCGAATGATGATGAGTTGAATACTAGTCTCTTTAAGGTACTAGCAGTTCCTGCAATAGAAGCAGATAACGCTGAGTCGAATCCAACTTCGGCCCATGAGGCTGAGCTGATACTCGCAGCGGTTGCAATTGGGCCTGATGAAGTTACATTGGTAGAGTAAGTCCACTTACCTGCACCGTATAAACCATCAGTAGGGGCACCCTCAGTGTTAGTAACACCATACATAGAGCCTGCACCAAATACATCACCACCTACATTGAATTTAGAACCAGACTTAGCTGTTCCATATTGAAAATCGAGGAAGAAAACAAGTCCTGAAGGTAAGCTCATAGGTTGAACACTTACGAAATCTTTCGCAGCAATCATACCGAATACTTTTCTTACCAAAGGAAGAGCAACTCCTGCCCATTGTTCACCTGTTCCAGGAGTAAATGAAGCACCTGCTACACCACCACCAGTTTGTGAAGATTCAACAACAAGCTGTTTAGCTTGGTTTTCGAGAATCAAAGCCATATTGTTTTTGTCAGTCTCACTATTGAGTCCTTCTAACAATCCTGTCTGATTCCATTTGTTAGCTAATCTAGCGGAGTCCGATTGGACGTTTTTCCACTGATTTGCGCTCTCTAAAAGAGAATTTAAATTTGACATTTTGTTTGTTTTTAAAGTTTAAAATTAATTAATACCTGCTAATCTTTTAAAGCGTGACACCATAGCATCCTCTGGAATGATATTCTCAGTTAGAGGGCGTTTTGGAGCTACACCTGCAGGCTTGGAAGCCATACCCATTGCTTCTCTTATATTAGACTTAGGAGATTTAACAACTAAGTTTTCGCTAAGAGTAGAATAAATAGCTTTAGCTTCTTTTACTGTTTCGGCTCTATCAAAAGCCTTTAAAACCTTAATTTTCTGATTTTCTGTTAAGGTTTTAGCCTTGAAAATCTTATTAGTATAGAGTAACTTGGAATTTAATAAATTGACTTCATTAAGTTCAGAACGTAAATGAGAAATTGCGGATTGGGATTCTTTAAGATCTTTTTCAAGCTTCTTCTTTTCATCAGCCTTTCCATCTAGATAGCCTTCTTCTTCGGCATCTGTTCTAGCATTTTCTTCCAATTCAATTTCTTCAGTATCAGTAACATCAACTGTTACGTCTACATCTTCAATTTCCTCTTCGTCATCAACAAATTCAACAGCGTCTCCGCCTGCTTCTAAGTCGCCTGAGGATACCATGTCTTCGATTACATCTTCGATCATAGCTTTTAATTCCTCTTCACTCATATCGTCCAGATCAATTTCATCATCGTCCTCACCTGCTTCTTTGCCCTTTTCGTATTCAAACTTGTCTACGTCAGCGCGTTCAGCTTCTGATTCCTCTGATAAATCTTCCTTTTCGTCTTTCATGCCATCTAAATAGCCCTCTTCTTCGGCATCTGTTCTAGCATTCTCATCTAAACCTTCTAGCTCAGCTAGAATTTCATCAAGGTTGAATTCCTCATCGAGTTCCTCTTCCTCTTTGATTTTTCGCATCTTCATAGTTTCGGCTTCCGCCTTATTATCGTAAGTGCGATCATCTCCTTCTGCCTTTTCTTTTTTAGTCATGTATTCTTTCTTTTCGTCGAGTTCCTCCATTTCGTGGATTTTCTCAGAAAGCATGTCTTTAAGATGAGGTGTGAAGGCTTCTTCTAAAGCTGCTTTCGCATTAGCGATAGCAGTTTCTCTGACAGCTTTTGCATCAGCAATAGCTTCTTCTAACAAATTTCTATTTGCCATTGTTCCTAAATTTTTTTGGAAAATACGCTTATTCTGTAGAAGCGTAATAGTGATTAATAATTTAAATCAAATGTTGTATAGACTGACAACATATTCTTGTGATAAATATATAGAAAAAAAGAGAGACACAATTTCTTGCATCTCTCTTACTCTTCTATACCTAGAAAAAATTATATAATAGGGCACTGTCCATTATTACAAAGGATCTCTGTAATAATTTCGTTTATTTTATGATATGTGTTGGGAACCGTAGTAGAGGGGTCTAAACCTTCACTTATAGGGTGGACATATGCTCCTGGGGTAGAGGGAGTTGATACAAAATCCCAACATAGTAATTCGAAATCATCTTGTACTTCTTGGACTCCATTAGAATTAGGTTGTAAACTACCCATTCCTCTAGATGAAACACCGACTGTAATCCCGTTTCGGAATAACTCTGTTAGAATATTACCTGATGGGGTGGGGAGGATTTCAATAGTGCCTACTACATCATCACCTTCCCAACGGATATTTTTTATATTATGTGAAACATTTTTTAAATTGATAATAGAGGAATCAGGGTGATCTAATTCACCTAATGCTCTATTTTCTTTAATAGGACCATCAATATAGTTTTTTACTTCTCTTTCTAAAATTTCTCTAGGATAGTACCTACCATTACCGTTTTTTGTTTCGGCGGTTTGTAGTCTACCCTCAACTATTAAATTACCATTATCCGTTTTAAGGGCTTCGGTAATTGCTTGGGGTGCAATTTTAAAAAACTGAGTATCTATGAGGGTCTGTCTCATTATCCCATAGTATTAGCGTCAGCCGTTACTTCCATTAACTTTTTTTCTAATAAAGCAACTTCTTTTTGGACTGATTGTACTGCTGATTGGTTAATGAATTCAGAAATAGATTCATCTTCGTTTACCATAAGAGCACTTTTTCTTTCAGCAATAGCTCTTTCGTAGATTTTAGCTTCAACTCTTTTTTTAGCTACTTCTCCTAGACGTTTTGCTTCTTTCATAATGTCTTTCATACCCATTCGGCCCTCTTTCTTAGCTTCTTTTTTCTTATCTTTCTTTTCGTCTTTCATGCCATCTAAATAGCCCTCTTCTTCGGCATCTGTTCTAGCATTCTCGGATAAATAAGCTTCAAATTTAGTTTCATAAGAGGTTTGTTTGCGTTCTGCAAATGGGTTTCCTATTGAGGGGATACCTGCTACTGCTTCTTCTAATAGTTCTTTTAATTGTTCGGACTTTTTCATGTTATTTTCTTTTATATCTCCATAGCCGGAGGATTTATGTTCACCTTTAGGTTCTTCTTGTAATTTAGATTCTTCATAACCTATACCATCAACTTGAAATGCTGCATTTTTCATATAGTATGTAGGGTCTTCTCCTAATTTTTTAACTACTATGTCTATAGCTTCATCTTTGTGGAGTTTAGGGTTTTGTCTAATTTCAAAAGATACCCCATTATGAAGCTGGCCAGGGTTTAGATTATTAAAAAGTTTATGGTCTTCATAATCCCACCCTTTAGTATCCTGCTCGTTTGCTTTTTTAGTAGCTTTCTTTTTAGTAGCTTTCTTTTTAGTAGATTTCGTTTCCGCTTCTGCTAAATAGTTTTTAAAATTATATATGATATTGCTTGACATGGTGATAAATATTAATCTTTATACAAATCTATATAATCAACGGCTTTAGATTTTTTTCTAAGTTCTTTTTGATTAACGGGTTTGTATCCTATTGAGGTGTATTGAGAGGTATTGGCTTTACCAAACGCATAAGGAGTATTGTACCCCATTCCTGCCATTTCTTTAATGCTACTTTTTACTAAGGAGTATTGATCCGGATAATTTTTTCTAAAATAAGTCCTAAATGAGTTAAATGTATCAATTACTTGGTTAGCTTCTTTTTGAAAGGGTACATCTCCTTTTAAATCGGGGCTTGAATAAAGGGATTTAGCTGAGTTTTTGGCTTGTCCTAGATTTTTATATAAGTCAACAAAACTAGCTAAACGCAATACTAGATGTTCTTTGCCTCCTCCTTCTGATTTATATTTGGGGTTATATTTGTAATAAGTAGCTAAGTTCGGGCTAAAGAAATCTTCTTCAACATTAACTTCCCCATACCGATCTTCAACCCTTTTAAGGAATTCAGGTGATAAATCTTTAGGTTTAATAATTTCAGCCATTATTTAGTTGTTTTAGATAATTCCTCAGTTAATTCATAATACTGTAGGAGGTTAATTAAATCATTATTGTTAATTCTTGAACCTTTATCTATTTCTTTAAGCAATTTTACTACTTCCAACAATTTAATTTTAGTAACACTATCTTCTACTTTTTCAGCTTGAGTATTTAGTGTCACTTTCACTTCAGCAATTTTAGTATTATATATTTCTTTTAAACGTGGAGTATTATCAATAGAGTTAATGAATTCTCTAAGAATTTCTTTTTGCCCTTCATTTAAATTAGAGTATTTACCATTAAATTTTTCAAGCATTACTTTGTAAGTAAGAATTCTTAAATCTTTATCATACTTACCAAATTCTTCTATTAAGTTTTCTTTAACTTTTTTTTCATTTACTATTTTTTCTGTTAAGTTTTCTAATATAGTTACTTTATTAGAAATAATTTCATCAGTTTCAGATAGTTTGTCTGAGTTGTAGATTTCTACTAATTTATATAATGCAGCGTATCCTTTATAATTAGGAACTTGGTGTTTAAAAAATTCCTCTAAATTATAATTTTTACGAATCTCGTTTATTAAATTGTATTTTTCCCTTCTTAAGGTACTCCTATTTAATTTTCGAGCAGCTTCTAATACAGTATTTAGTGTAATTTCAGCTTTGGTTTCACTAATATTTTTATTTTTAAATAAAGTTTCGTAAAGTTTATATTCTTTTCCTAATTCAGTCTTAGCAAATGATTTTTTTAGAATTTTAAGTGAGGCAGATTCACCTCCTGATAGGGCATCAGCAGTTATCTGTCTTACTAAAAGCTCAAATAAAAGGCCGGTGTTTTTATACTTAGAATGTTTGATTCTCATCGATGGGCTTTTTTATAAATATATAAAGATTTTCACTCCTTTAAGTTACCTTCATCTAATAATGACTCATCTTGCTCAAATACTAATTGTTTGCGATTAACAGGTATTTTTTTAAGCATATCTTTATTCTGCAGATATGTTGTTTTGGCTTCTAAAGCTAAAGGAGAATTTCCTTTATATGTAGATTTTCTAGAATCAGACTCATTTTCAACACCTTTCATAGCCTTTACACCTAATCTATCTTTACCAAAGGCGTTATCTTGAGTATTACGATTTGATGAATTTTCTTTGGGTCTGCCTAGATCACTTTGATTATAATCAGTAGGTACATTATCAGGTTCATCATAATATCTACCTTTACCATACATAGTAGCTAAATCATGTGGAGTACCATATGAAGCTCCGGTTTCTTGAGGATCGTTTCCTTCGGTTTCGATTTGCGCGTTACGGAAGGCACGTTTAGCATCCTCTCTAACCAAATCTCTAAATTCTACATACTCATCTTCACTCATATCAAACAGGTGATCATAAATAAAGTCTGTAGGGAATAGCTTAGTCTCCATCATTTGAGCTGCTAAGTCCATTTTTTCTTTCATTAATACAACTCTCTCCTGTTCATAAATGATAGAAGGTATAGTTAAATTAAGTTCGAAATTTGTTAATTCTTCCCCATCATAACCTTGGGTGTAGAGGTGAACAACTGCAATTTTATATAATTCTGAGAGAACGATCTTTTGGATACGTTCTACAGTGCGTGCAAATCTAATATCTTCTGATGCTAAAGTTGCTTTACCTCCTGTGTTTTCATCATATCCTAAAAATGCCTTTGGTACTTTAAGAGCTGCAAATAATTTATCTCTTAAGTATTCAACGTCTTGAATTCCATCATATTGTAAGCCTGGGGTGGTATCAATTTTAGTAGTGGTGTCATTACCTCTCATAGGAATATAAAAATCCTCTAACATGTTTTGCATGTTATATTTGAGATTATAGTCCCCAGTTTCTTGATCCATATAGGGAGTGCGTTTCATTTTTGAAATAGTCTTCTGCATGAAGTTTTCTATTTCAGCAGGTGGTATAGCTCCTACATTTATATAAAAAATACGTTTTTCAGGTGCTCTTACAATTCTATGTACTAACATAGCATCCTCCATTAAAACATACTGTTTAAAGAGTTTACGTGCGGGTTCTATGTAGCTTCTACCATATGGGAGGTAGTTTACATCTGAGAGTAGTCTAAAGTGGGCAATTTCATAATTGTCAAAGTAAATAGCATTCCGATTGTTATAGTCTGAAGTTGAGGTTGAGGTTCCATAGTAACCCCCGTATTCACCACCCCCACTTAACCCATCAGGATCAAATTTAAATTTGACTTCTACATCATGTTTATTTTCTCCAATTTTTTCTTCTCTTATGATATTATAAGCAGTATAAGGTATAACATTATATACACCAAATTTATCTGCTATTTCCAATTTAAGAAAAAAGTCACCATACTTACACATTTGGCGAACCCACATCCATAAATTAAATTCTATATTTAATACATCATAAAATAAATTATATAGAATTTTTTGTAAATGCTCATCAGAACTTTTTATTTGGATCACCTCACCCATTGAATTTTTAAGAGTGGATTCATCAGCTATTATATCAAGGGCTGATGCTACTATAGCATCAGTATCCATAGCTTCGTAATCCCTATAAAGTTGTGGTCTAAGGGTTTGGTAATTTATTCCAGGGTTGTAAATTCCTATTGAGTTAGTAGTATACAAACGATTGTACCTATCAACCATGGAATTAGTTTCTAATTGACCTGCTTGTTGAAATTCATCAAAGTCTAAAACTTTAAGTTGATTTCCTCCGGTATTGCGGATTATTACATCCGTAGAGAATAATCTCTTTAATCTTGTAAATATGCTTGTATCGGCCATAGTATATTAAATATACGAATAAATATTACAAAAGCCAACTAAAATCCTCAGTTCCCCCTTTTCCATCATCCATAGTATAAGGATTATCTAGTCCTGTAGAGAAGTAAGCTCCTTGGTAGTTGGTTGTGGTTTTTGAAAAGGATCCTAAAGCTGCCTTTGTTATATCTACTCCGTGTTGTTTAAATTTTAATGCTGTGTCTCTAACGTATAATCCCATACCAAAACTCATAATTAAATCGTCATTATAGCCTCCTTGAGCTTCAGCCCTGCCATGTTTCCATATAAACGTTTTCATTTCTTCTAGTAAGCGTTTTGATTGGATTGTAACACCTCTATCTGCTACATATTCTTGAAATTTACCTATTACCATAGGGCGAGTTCTTGTTGACATAGTAAAACCTGCAGTCATACTTGAATTATTTTCATAATTTTGTAAATAAGAATCTACATTTATATTATCGGATTTAGGTGAGTAGTATAAATTAGAATAATTACGTTCAATAATAGTTTGAATTGTACTCCATCCAATGTTAGCATTTTCCACTATGAGTAGGGCATTGTTATATTCGGTAGCAATTGCTGTAAGAATATTACCAAAGTCTTTAGTACCTACTTGGCCTTTATATTCACCTACTTGAGTAGCCGATTCTACATCAAAAATGTGAAAAGCTGAGTAATCCTTACCATCTCCTCTAGCTACGTCTGCTGAGATAAGGTATTGTCTTGAATAATCGGCTGATTCCCAAATCCATAAATTTTGGTCTGCACCTCTTCTTTCTAAAGGTTCTTTAAGTGTAGATTTTTCTATAAATTCTAGATATTCAGGGTAAAATACAATGTCACCTGAGGTGCTAAAGTCGCAGTCACATTCTTGTGCTGCCATTCTAGGATCTCCTAGTAGTTCATCTTGTCTATCTCTCCACACTTGGTCTCGTTCAGGGTGGACATACCAAGGTAATTTAATAGGTAAGAATTCATTTTCTGAGGATTCTGCTCTAACCCATGTTTGGTGGAACCAATTTCCAGTACCATAAGGTGTTGAAAGAGCAATACACCCTCCACCAGTAGCGAGTGTTTGTTGAGCCGAGGCCCATATTTCTCCAATATTATCAATGAAGGCAGCCTCATCAATTAGCAAAAGGGAAACTGCTTCGGATCTACCTGCATCACTAGATGCTGATGTGGCTTTAATTTGAGACCCGTTTGTTAGTCGAAGGGTTAGTTTGTTGTTTTCTTCAAAATCTACTTTAAGCCAAGAAGGTAAATTTTCATACATAAATTTAACCTTTGTAACCATGTTTTTAGCGGTTTCTTGCTTGGTAGCTATGCATAAAATATTTTTATCTTCATGGAAAATCATCATCCATAGCGAGTACCCCGCAGATAGTGTTGAAATGCCTAATTGACGCGATTTTAAAATAATAGAATAAGGATTGTCTTCAAATAGTTTTAAGACTTTTTCTTGAAAAGGGTATAAATGGAACTGTATTCTACCCCTTTGTGGGTGTTGAATCATACAATACTTCTTCATGAAGTGTATAGGATCCTGGGCGCACTTTACATATTCTTGCCTTATTATTTTTTTAAGGTTACTCATTTAGGAAGTGTATAATCTACAGCATTTAAAAAAAGTATAGTGCCTACTACCCCTATCCAGGGTTTATTGTACCATTTATCTACTTGATTTAAACGTTTATCATACAATTCAATTTGTTCATTTAATAGTTGAACTTCTTGATTTTTATAAGATAATAATAAACTATCTTGTGTGGTTAAATTTTTAAGTAAAACCAATTCAGTTTCTAAATTAGAAATATAAATAGTTTTAATAGAATCTTGAGTTTGTAAAGTATCTAGGGCTAAGAAAAACTCCTCAAGTTCCGATGAAGGAATTTGAAGAGTATCTTGTGAATAGCAAATACTAGATATTCCTAATAGTAATAACGTTAGTAATTGCTTCATGATTTAGTTTTTGGACGGCCCGGGCCTTTTTTACGATATTTATCTTCAAAATTTTTAACCGTTTTTTTAGCAGTAGTAGTATCCTTAACTTTAGCTTTTATTTCGGATGTCTTAATTTTTTGATTTTTAATAGCTTTTTTAGTTTCTACTTTTTTAGTTTCTACTTTTTTAGCTTGAGTTTTTATAACTTTTATTTCTTCTTTATTATCTTTTATTTGATTTTTAGTTACTTTTTTGTTTTTAAAGTAAATAAAAGTAAACAAAAGTACGAAAAGTAAATTAATAATAACGTATATTTTCCAAGATTCCATGATTATAAATATTAATATTTAATAGTTTTTAAAACCTGGTTAATGCGTTCTTCAGTTGTTCCACTAATAGTATAAAAGACAGGACGATGTTTAGATAAAAGTTTTTGAATAGTTTTATCAATTTCATTTCTATATTCAATATTTGTTTCACGTACCCCATTATCTTCAATATCTAGTCCCTCTGGGGAGATATAGAATATGTAATCGTATTGGTAAAGGAAGCGCTTAGCATATGTTTCAAAGGCATCAGCATCTATATAACTCGTATAAGTAGCACAATTAGTAAAAGCCATTACATCAAGAATCGTTCTATCAGTAACAATTTTTTCTTGCATTAATTCAGTAACACGTTCTGCTAAAAATATAGTTTGCCCTTCAATAGTAGTTTTATGATTCAATGGTATCCCCAATGAATTAAGATATTTACTACGTTCTGTTGCAAATTTATAACCCTTAAATTCAGGTAATTCTTTCAACGCATTTACAAGCGTTGTTTTACCTACTGACATTGTTCCACAAAAACCTATTTTCATTTTAACCAGCGTTTCGGGTTGATTCTCTCATTGCAGGATTCTTGTACCAAGGTACACCATTCTTTTCTCTTTTAACTTCCTTCCATTCATCTTCAGTATGGTAGATACCGTAAATATAATATTCCCTTTGCCGGTAAACACCCTTACGTATAAGAGCAGGCCCTTCCCAATTATGTAATTTACCATCCCAATGGTGTACTATAGTTCCATCAGGAGTTTTAGTTCGTTTTGGCTTAGGCCATTTGTTATTTTGTTCCATTTTCTTTTAATATTTGTTCTGCTACTAATGTACCCTGTGCTCCTGATACTGTTATACCTCTAGCACTTAATGCATCTCCTACAAAATGTACATTAGGGTATGTAGTTAAACTTAAATCCTCATAGTTTACAAGTGGTTCAGGTGAAAGGTACTTAACTTCAGGTACATAAATTCCCCAATCATCTCCAAGTGTTGGGAATACTTTTTTCATATCCCCAATAAAGTCTTCAATATATTTAAAATATCCTTTAAATGCGTCTCTTACTTCTTGAAGACCTGATTCACCAATGTAATGTGCTTTAACCCAATCACCTTCAGATGTAAGTGTTTTATCTTTACCTGCAGGACTATAATAAAGACCTGCTTGATACTTTATTTGGAAACGACCTAGTGCTTTTTGACCACTCCCTCCTTCATTAGATACAATAGTATTCCTTTGTACTTTAGAAACTAACTCACGTGACCAATCAAATGGTTTATCAATACCTTTAACTTCCATTAAGATACCAAAATTAGTCATATTGTTTCTATGTTCTTCTCCTTTTTTAGCATGACCATTGTAGCTATAATCACCATATGTTTCTTCTAGGGCCACATAAGCTGCATTGTTATTAGTGCAGAATGAACGAAGTGATACACCTTCATCTTCAAACTTACGATACAATTTAAAATCATAACTTACATCAATTAGTTTTTGGAAGTGTTTTTGTGGTGCTTCAAATCTAACACCAATTTGTACTGGTTTTGATTCCGTTGGTAATTCATATTGTTCAGCTAATTTTTTACCAAAGTCAATTCCAGATTTACCTACACCAAAAATGAGTTTATCATATCCTACCCAATCATTATCTTCTGTACTTTTATCAGTGTGGAGTTGTTGAGCATCAAAATCAATTGATGTTACCTTAGTTTTCCAAATAAATTTAACACCTTTATCACAAAGAAAATCATACCAATTTTTACCAATTTCATGCAAGTAATCTGTACCAACGTGCCATACAGGAAATAAACGGAGTCCAAAATATGGTTTAATAAAATCAGGTTCTGCTACAGGATTAGAACATTGTACTTCTTCTGGCTTAGGGTGGAAGCGTTTAAAGTTGGTAATTACCTGATCCATTAACTCCATTGCTTTTTCATCGCCCGTATACTTAGTTAAATGACCACCTATTGAAGTATGGTATGTAAGTTTACCATCACTCCACCCACCAGCACCCATAAACCCTGTCATTACTTCTTCAGGTTTCCTATTGTACGGATCATTACCCATATCAATAATTGTGATACAACTTCCATCGTATCCATTATCTACTAATTTAGTTGCAGCATTAACACCTGCCACACCGGCTCCAATTATTACTATTTTTTCCATTATTGTATTAATATTATGTAAATATACGAACAAAAAGTGACGTCTCCAAAGGAGACGCCACAGATGTCATGTTTTTTTAGTTACGACTGGCTATGAATCAGTCTATATGTTTTTTACTTCTTATCTTCAGCTACAGATGCTTTACGATATTCAGTTACTAATTTTTTAATTTCACCTAAGCATTTACGAGCTCTGCCGTGTGCTGCTTTAGATTTACCTTCATGTTCGGTTTTAAATGTTTCATATAAACCTTCGATTTGTTCAAATAACTCTTGAGTATTCATTTTTTTATAATTTTTATTGTTAAATTTTCGCTACCTTTTATTATCCTATGTAAATATCCACAAGGGATGTCAAAATTGAGATTTTCTGTGAGTTCAAATGGGAGTTCTTCATCAAATTGGAATTTCCATCCATTCCCTTCTATAACTTCTATTGTTCTATCTTCTTGATCTTCATGCCAAATTAACGACATTGGGTCTACATTTTCTGAGAATGTTCTTATGTTTGAATTATCTGTGTATGGGTTCATTAACTTAGTCTTGTTGCTGTAATTTTAACAGCAGGTGTTGCTGGTCTAGTAGGGGTAGATGATGCTGCAGTGTATTTTAATATCATATCCGTATCATCGGTTGCCCAATAGAATTGAATATAATCTCCTGCTTCAAGTACTATTACAAGATTTCTATCTAATAAGGTTGCAGCAGTACCGGTATTTCCTGTTATGTCTATGTTGTTATTTGAATTTGGAACATCTACTCCATTTTTCTTTGCCCAAAAATACATGGAGGCGGTGCCTGAACTTGAAACTCTGTTTATTTGGGATATCATTGTAAATTCATATAATCCAGGGGTTGATACTGTAAGTTTAGAATTATCTACAAGTGTTATTCCGCTCTGTACCTGTGGGGTATCTATATCTATAAGAGTTTCTGTATTAGCAATAGACGCAGTATGGTTGGATAGGTTATACCCAATTGCGTATTGTGGGTATTCAAAACCACTTCGAACATTAACATATAGTGAACCTGTTGTTGCAGAGTTATCAATAACATAACCCATTATTACTGTAAGGGCAGGAGGAGTAGGGGGTATATTTACTAATTCACCATTAGATCCACCTAAATATAAAGTATCACCTGCTGTGTATGCACTCATATCTACATTTCTAACTAAACCTTGAGTAGTTACAAATCCTAAATCTCCACTGCCTATGTTCTCGGTTACAATTCCTATAGTATTTTCTGAAGCTTTTCTTGATAAATTATCAGCTAAATTTACGGACGGATAATTACCGACTGACCCGCTAATGAAAACAGCCTTATATTCTGATTCTAGAAGTGGTGCTCCTGTATTATTACGAGTATAGATTACATTCTCTTGACCTATTTGTAATGTAACGTTTCCCCCTTTAAGGGTTAAATCTAATGTACCGTCATTATCGTTCCATCTTAATCTACCGGGTTTACCTGTTACTGAAGCTGTAGTATTAAAATCTACAAAATCTGAGATTATACCGCTAGAGGTAATGGGTAGATTTGCATTGAGTATATCTTGTACTGTTTGTTGTTTTGTAACCCCACCTTGAACATTAACTAATAATTCTGTTCCGTCTAATGATGTTACGGCAGGTAATCCTGAAATTGATAAGTTAGCCATATCTTATGTTATTATTATTTTATTATTATCTTCTTGTAGAATATCAAATCCATCTTCTTGTAAGAGAAAACCTACATCTTGAACGGGTTGTTCGGGTTTAATTCCTCCCCTATTACCCTCAAGCCAATTTAACTGTTGGATATAATGTTGGCGTCGGTTTTGTAACTCATTTAAATATTGATTGTAGTGGTTTACCTGCTCATTGAGAGATAAACTACGCACTTCATTCAACTTGATGAATTGGGGCCACAATATTTCATTAAATATATCCACTATTTATTTATCTTGAATTTTTCTGTGTATGGGTTCATTATCCTCCTATGTCTGCTATTACATCCTTAAAAATGGAATGAACTTCTTTACCTTTAACGGCTGATTTGAGTCCGTATAATCCTCCCTTAAGGTAACTTGCTTTTTTAAGATAGGAAGCAGCATCACCTCCTGCTTGACCCGCCATCAATAGAATTACAATAGCGTAAAGAATTTCTGAAATTTGTTTCTTCTTTTTTTCATCCTTAGTAAACAGTCCTACTATTCTTTTAATTGGAGCTTGAAATGCTTTCTCATTATCGTGAGTCCATTTATAGATATTTTTTGCTGCTTCTTCACCTTTACCCCAATTGTATTTTTTAGACATTTTTTGGGCAAACTTAGCAAGCATATTAGCTACAGTATTAGATAATAGGATATAACCTATAATACCTACTACACCTGCAACCTCATCTAATTTTTCTTCTTTACCTTTTAATTCACCTTTTATAGCGGTAGCTAATTGAGCTCCTAAAGCATCAAATTCATTATCAAATGCTTTTTCTTCGGATCCATTATCTTCTAATTCTTCTTTAAGAAGAGGATTATTTTTTAAATATGCTTTGTAATCGAAAGTATCCATTACCAATAGGTATTCATTTTAGGTCCTAAACCGAGAGCGGGAGCATATCTAGGGAGATTACAACTCCAATATCCCGCAGTTGTTCTATCTTTCTTTTGGTCACAATTGTGACGAGCTGCAAAGGCGTTACGGGCTTCTTTATCTTTAATTTTTGCTCTTAAACCACCTGATCCAAATGAGACTTTTTTAACTTTGTCTCCATCCATCACATAAACATAGTAAGCTTTAGAACCACCACGTTTTGGTTTACCTATTTCAACTTCTTTACCTTTAAATTCTGCTTCCTCTATGTTTTTGGGTAAGTCAAGTGGTACTTTTTTACCTTCATAAATTCCAAACTTACCAATGTCAGTATTTTCTATTAGGTGTAGACTATTTTCATCTAGACTAATAGTTTTCCACCCATTCAGCATACGAGCTTCAGCAAATAATTGTAGGTATTTTTTAGATCCGATTCTAAATACATTGTCTTGCAATGAGACGCCATTATCGATGTGATACCGTAGACCTTCGCTTATAGGCGCTTTAGTCTCGAGTAAAGCGATTTTAGGTGCCGTATCACAACCACCACAACCACATGAACATGGTTCTTGTGGGATTTGATATCCCTGTATTGCTTCTTGAATGTATTTTTTAATCATATTAATTGTAATTTATTTCATTTACTAATTACCCGTATAAGCATTAAATACTTTTTTTCTTAGAGAATTTGCTCTTGCATTATCCCAATTGCTATGAGAAAGGAATATTGTGTTTTTGGGGTCAAAACGTCCCCTTACATATACTAAATCGTCGGGTCTGCGTAATTCGGCTGTTAACTTACTAAAAGCTAATATTGCTTTTGGAATACCTTGCCATAGATTATTAGGTCTTAAATGACCATCAACATATGCCATAAAAGCACGTTCTTGCTTTTCATTAAAAGGATTTTCAAATTTTAACAATTCAGTCTCTAACCTGTCATCAAAAGGAATTTCTTCATTAGATGGTTTATATAGTATTGTATCTTCGTAGTGTTCTATTGCTCCATCAGCAAAGTCTTCAGCAGAAACTTCTATTTCTTCTGGGTCAGATCCTTTAGCATTACTCCTGGCTTCATTATACCATGTATCGTTCATTACTTCTATAGATTCTTCTAGGTCTTCATCTGAAATATCAGGATGTTTTGCTTTAATAAAGTTTATTACTGCTTCTTTATATTTTGGTCCTGCTTGTTCTATATCTGCACTATCTTCTGATGCCTCTATATACCATATATCATCTTCATATAGCTTACCTTCTGCGAGGAATTGTCTAAAAATATTTAATTCTTTCATTTTATTTTTGTTTATAAATATTAATTGTAATTATCCATACCGAAATCGGCAATTTTACCTTTCCATAAATCAGCATCTTTTTCTCCAAATGGATCTAAGTCACTAAATACACCTAGATTTGATACTCCGGCGAACTTGAATGAGTCTACATATTCTTCATCCATGTATTGTTGGGTAAGCATTTTGGCTTCTTCTTCAGTGTCTGCTGCTACATAAAGAATTACCTCTAAACTTTCCATAGGATCCCTAAATGAAGTAGAAAAGATAGTTTGGTTGGGGTCAATGCTATATTGTGTAGTATCAATTTCTAAACTATCATCATAATCTCCTGCCCCTGCACTAGTGTTAGCAAATTGAGGAACGTACCAATTCCCTAACTCAAATACTCCTTCATCTTTAAGGTTACCTTCAAATTCTTTTTGCCCTTCATCACTTATATCTATGAAGCCTACTGTATCATCTGTAAATGGGAATAAAGGTCCATATTTGTCTTGTACATATGATTTAGCAATTTCTTTAGCTTTGAACTTATCGTCCGCTTTTACACGAATAATTGTCTGCTTTCCCTTCCTGTAGTTTTTAAATTCAGTAGTGTATATTTCTTCGTTGAGAAATTGTCTAAATCTATGTAATTCTTCCATTTTAATTTATTTTATTTCAGCTAGGTAATTCTTCTCTAGTATCACCAGGATAAAGATCTTTATTTGCATTGAAAAATTCAGAGTAATCTTTATCTACATACTTTCCATAAGTAAAAAAATCACTATCTTTCCAATAATCATCGGCCCAAATCTCAACCATATCTTCATTTTGGTATTTAAATATATCGTCCTTCGATAATTTTAAATCATACGCTACCTGACCTTTGGAAAGATGGGTTATTAAAGACTGAATGATTTGATTTTTTTTATATTTAGAAAATTCAGATAATGGTTTTTTGGCAAAAGGATTTTTATCATAATAATCAATTACCTCTTGTGGTGGGTTGAATTTATTTATAAATTTAATATTACCATCATTTTCGTATAGCCTACCTTCAGTTATGTATTTTCTTAAATCGAAATTGTCCATTTTATTTTATTTTATCAGATTTCTGTAAATCCTAAAGATTTAAGCATATCATATTCAAAATTATCTCTAATGTATTCTGCTAAGTCAGCACGTTCTTCATCGTGACCCCCTGCATCAAGGATATTATGTATTTTGATAAACATGTCTGCTTGTATATCGTCATTTTCACCTTCTATAAGGAATCGTTGGAATTTAGTTAGTTTTTTCATTTTAGTTTTATTTATAAATATTAGTTGAAATCAATTTCGTTATTAAATTCAATATCAACATCTTCATTAGAGGGTGAAATAAATTTAGTAATATATTCAATTCCAGTATTAAGTAAACTTTTAACTTGGTTTACAGTTTTACTTAATAAATTTTCTTGAAGAGATTTTGAAGGATTAAAAATAAGAGATACTACACTCCAAAATCTATATTTACCCGTTTTGCCTTTAGGATTTTCAGAAGATTTAAGGTCTGCGCTTTTAGTTGATGTAGATTTAAATCTTACAGTAAGATTTATTTTATCTGCTATTTTAGCCACATATGAATCGTCATTAACTGAGTTAATAGAAGCTTTAGATAAGGAGGGGTCAGCAGATAATACCCAATCTGCGGAAGCAGCATCATTTACCCCAAATTTTTTATACCCAGACATAGCTTCTTTAGCAAAAGCTATTTTGAATTCTTCACTTTTATTAAATAAAGCTTGAAGTTTACCCCGCATTTCTTTATGTGCTTTATCTCCATCTATAATTATAGAGTCTTCACCTTGTTTTAAGCTTTGACCTACAGTACCCATTTTGGTTACCCCAGATTCAACAAATTTATTAAAAGTATTTATTACATCTTGGGCTTCAGCAGAATCTAATAATTCAGGAGTATCCTCCATCGCAGCATAAAACGTAGCTAGAGACTCAGCTTTACCTCCACTCATTAATTGAGAAGGGCCTACTTTAACTGAGATCATTTTATCTCCTAAAATTACATCAGTTTTGGGAGTTGTATTTTTAGCTCCAAATTTACTCCAAAAGGGGGTAATAGAAGTTTCTAATCCTCTTCCAGTCCCTTGAGCTGAGTCTCCTCCTGAAAGGTTTAGGTCTTGGATTATAGCTTCTGATTTTTTAACCATTTGAGGGTTTTGGGTTAATTTTTTAATTTCTTTGGGATCTATAGCTCCTTCTGGTGGGGTTAATTTATTTACATTATACCAAGCTTGGACTAAAGCTGCTTCAAATAAAGTAGCATCACCTGTGTCTGCTTCATTTAAGTCAATCCCCATCTCCTTTAACATTCCCTCTAACATAAGCATATCCTGAGCATCATTGATGTCAGGATATCCTTTTGGAAATTTGTATGAAACTTTCCTTAAAAATTTTTCTAATATATCCATTATTTAACTTTCAACTGTTTTAATGTCATAAAGATTTTAGAAATAGCACTTGGATCCCCAGACTTCATCATAGCGTTAAAAGTTTTTACTACTTCATCTTTATGTTTAATGTTAGTAATACCTTTCCCATTAGCTAGTAAAGTAATAGCTTGTTTGAGAAGAGATGTATCTATGCTACTATCTAAATCAGCCATTTTTGTCGTAAAACTTAAAATAGGACCTGAGAGTTTTTCTGATCCTTTATCAGGAGTTTCTTCGGATACTTGTTCTAGGAGGGCTTCTTTTATAAGTTGTTTTAATTCTAATTTTCTCATTGTATTTTTTAATTCACCGTAGGTTTCCATAATTATAAATCTTCTACTGATGCCGGTACTGCAGGTTCAATATCAACACTAATGTCTTCACTTTCTCCACCTCCTATTGGATCTCCTCCAATTGGTTCGTCTAATTCTTCGTCTTTAGGAACAGTTGCAAATTGGTATCTTAATAATCTTGAAATGGCTTCACAAGCCTGTTGTTCTTCTGATAGGGATTCCAGCCAATATTTTTTACCCGCTACGTTTGCTGTGTAGAGTCCTTTATTGGCTTCGTCACCTTCATAAATTAAATAAAAATCTGCACCATTTACAAGCATAACTCTAAATGTAGTAGGTTTTGGTGCTACCCATTGAATGTCTTTAACGAAAGGTTCATATTGAAAATCAAATAAATCATCCATTACTCCCTTTAAAGAAGGGAAGCTATCAATCATAGGAAACTTATTAGGAACCAACTCAGGTTGGTCAGTCTTTTCAGCATAAATATCCTTAGCTAATAGACGGATTTTTTCTTTGAATTCCGACTTTTTCATTATGATTTTTTTAATTTAGCAGTTACTTCTTTGAATAGTTCATCTTTAGTAATATCTCTACCTAATGCTTTTGTAAAGGCCTTTATCATATCGATTTCAGTACTAGCACCGCGTTTAAGTTGTTTAAGAACTCTTATTAATTCTCTTTCAGAAAAATCATAATCAACTTTAGCTTCAGCTATCGCTTTTTTACCTCTTAATTTAGCAATTGCATTATCAATGCGATTTAATTTTCTACCATACTCATTTGCAATTGGGCCTCCTTCTGGTTCAGCTTCTTGCTCCATATCTCTCATTAATTGAGCTTTTTCTTTTTCAAGAAATTTAATCTTAGAAGCATTTTTAACTGCTGCATAATTAGGATTAATAGATTTTTTAGGAGTTGATTTAGGAGCATTAGCTGCCTTTTCTCGCTCCATTCTATCTGCTCTTTGTTTTACTAAAACAGGATCATTAAAATCCATAAGTTCTTTTAAATCAAAGGTATCCTTAAACTTCATTACATGGTCCTCTTTTTTATTCTCTTCACCTTTAGTTAACTTACGTTCATTTTTAGGTGTTTGAGGCTTACCATGTTTAGCTATATTAGTAGCTAAAGCGTATGCTAAAGATGTTCTTTCATCTTTAGACATTTTTTCTAATTTAGTTTTTTCCTTAGCCATTATACCTCAGGTGTAATTGCATCAAACTGTGTTTTAGAAGAGAATTTAGCTGAGTTAAGGATTTGGTTTGCTAATTCTACGAATCCTGCTTCTTTTGCTCGTCTAGCTATTACTACTAATTCGTCGGTCATACCATCTAATGTAGCTTCATCTGGGGTGGGTTCAAGTGATACTTCATCTTCAACTTCTACATCATCAGTTACATCAATATCAACATCAACTTCTTCTTCTTCTTCAAGTTGAACATAGTCTGGTTTTTTCTTTTTAAAAGATTTAGGTTCGGATCCCGGATCAATATTTCCTGCTTCTGCTAAAATTTCATTTTTAAGATATTCCTTAAATTCAGATCTTTTTATTTTACCTTCCATAGTAGAGGTTAATTTTTTAGTTATTTCAAGTTCTTTATTAAGTTCTTTCTGGCTATCTATTTCTTTAGAAGTTGCTTCACTCATTCGAAGAACTTCGTTTTTTAGATATTCTTTTAATTCAGATTTTTTCATTTTATTTATTTTTTTACCTGCTTTTACAGCGGACTTATAATCATCGGAGTTACCATGAGAAGGTTTTCCACCTCGCTCTTTTTTAGCACGGATATTATCCCATAAACCCGGTTTTCCTTCTTCAAGTTTATTATACTTTATAGTATAACCCCCTTTAATGGTAATTTCTCCATCATTATGAAGTTTTTCCATATCATCCGAATTGAGTTGTATAGTATTCATGTTGTTGATAAATATATAAAATTATTTAATCTTTAAATTTTTTAAATATTCAAGTCCTTCTTGAAGTTGAGATTCAAGATCTTCTTTTTTAAAACCACCTTTCCAACTTTCTACATCTCCTGATTCTGTAACGTATCCTTCACTATTTTCGTTTAATTTTTCTTTTATAAAAGATTCGTACTCAGAAATTACATTATTAATATTACTATTGTGGATATTATTGTGATATTCTTCTAATTTACCTTGTTTTTGAAGTTCGGCTTCAAAATCTACTATACAATCAAAGCATTTCTGGTATGCTGGGAAGACTTTTTTATCAAGGTGTTTTTTCATGAGGGTATTACATTCCGGACAAAATAGAGGCATTTTCCCTATTTTTTTAAATTTGTCCATTTTAGTAATATTTTGCTTAAGACCATTTTTAATAGTCCATTTACGGCCATCTTGTTCCCATACATCACCCTCTTTATGGTGATCATACTTTTTAGTATAACCTACTCCTTCAGTTGTACGGGCACCTGTGTTACCTGTGACTAAATTACGAGCTCTCTGTACATCTTGTTTAGAGAATTCTTTTTTTAAAACATTATCGTTCATATGGAAATTTTTGATTTAAATCTTCTTTACGTTTAGAACACCCACAATCTTTACCTGTTACTTCAGATATTTTATCTACTACTTTTTTGATACCCGTAGCTGTGGTTATTTTTTCTATAGTATCTCCTAATCCTTTACTTTCACTCATCTTCTAAAACCTTTTATTTGTTTTCTATTTGCTACATCAGACATAGTTCTAAGTAGGTTTAATCTTTTATTAATTAACTCCTGCATTAATTCGAGAGTTTCGATATCAAACTCATCATTTACTACGTTTATAAATTCTTTAGTTTTCATTTTTTATTTTTTGTTTGGATTTTAAAACTATAAATCTTCCTTTACCTTGTGGGGAATCAAATTCAAGATTAGAATCTTTTCTAAAGTATCCTGGGAGTAAGTTAGCGGGATTACTAGTTAGGCGGTTATAAACTGTGTGGTAGTTTTTGCTTCCACTATTATCTAATGAAGATATACCAACATAGTCAGGTTTTTTTTGCTCCATAAAATCTACTATAATTTTACGCATAGTAGATAATATTTTTATATAATTTTCTTTTCCACCCTTTGGGATTGAAGTTACCTCTCCTCTAGGAGTAAATTGAATATTATAAAATAATCCTAAATCTTTATAGGGATTAGGTATATTTTTTATACTATATTCATAGGTTATATCATCTACTGCAAAGGTGCCTCCAGTTAAATCTCCATTTATATCAGCTGCATTCTCTTTAGATAAATTAATTTCATTTATAGATTCAATAAGATATTGTTGAATTGTTTTAGGTTGGTTGAATTTAGGAATATCTAAATAAAAAGATTCATTTAAACTATCGGTTAAACTATCAGTCCAGTTTCTAAACATTATGTTACCTTGCTCATATGCCTCACGTTCTATAATATCTAGCTCATCATCTTCATTTGTATTGGTAGTTTGAATATTTCCTAAAGTACCGTTTAAATTTTGGTGGTGATGAATCATTTCGTGTGCAAATGAACGTAATATATCTTTAGGGTGTCTCCCCAATGTATATAAAACTATTTTTTTATCAGAGGGCATATAATATGCGGTTTTTCCAAAAACATTACCCGCATTTTCTTCATCGCTGTCTATAAATTCTAAAGATGGGTAGGGTTGGATGTTTAAATCTTGATTAGACATGTAATCAGATAAAGAGGTAATATACGATTCTAAATCTTCCTCTAAATTTTCATTAAGGATAGATTCATTTAATGGGGTATCTGGGAGGTTATTTTTAATCCATTCTATCCATTTACGTTTTACGTATGCCTCTCCTTCATAAGATATTTCGTCAGCACGCTCTAAGAAAAATTCATCTATAGCTTTTCCTAATGTGATATTTTTAGTTTTAGCTTTTTTATTTAATCCTCTTATAAAAGCAGGAATTTCATAATCAAGAGTAAGATATTCTGGGAGTGAAAGGTTAGCTGCATTTTTAACATTCCCTATTCTAATTCCTTTTTCAAAATTTTCTTGCCCAACATGTTCTAATTCGTGGCGTAAAGTATCTTTAAGTTCAGCTATTAAATCATTTAAGAATTGAGGATATGAAGAGGGTTCATAATTTATAATTAATTCTATACCCTCTTTACCCCCAGCAGCATCTATAAGGTAAGGTGCATAATCTAATCCTTTAGGTTCTACAGGATTTAATTTAAATTCAAGAGTATATTTTTTATCTTTTAATTTACGTTTTAACTCTTCTTCATAATAAACACCTAAGTTATCCTTAAGTTGGTTTATTATATAACGGGATTGGATTGTAGTTTCACCATCATAACTTCCTGTAGCTATTTCTTGTAGAGGAAGGATTTTGTCAGGTGTTTGAAAATTTTTCTTGCGCATTACCGTTTTAGCAATAGCTTTATTAGCCATTTTCATAAACGGAATATTAATATTGGTTTCGGTGTCTTTAACAACTACGTCTTTATATTGTTGAAGAAATTCAATAAATTCCTCTTTTTCATCGGATAATTTATCAAAAAAGTCTTCTAATTCTTCAACTGATATGTCTGGGAAGTTTCTAGGGTCATTTAGTCTATCAAAAAAATGTCTTCCTGATAAATCAACTTCAATAGGGGCTAATTTTTTATCAGCCATATCATCAACAAATTCTACATCACCTTTTGTAATAAAATCAGGAGCAAAATTAATGCGCTCCGTAACTATGTCTACTAGTAAATCCCAAATTTCATCTACTTCAGGAATATCTGGAAGGAATTGGGTGAAAGTATCCTTATCTTGGTTAAGTAATGCTTGTCTAGCTTTAGTACCACTAACTGCACCAGTTGTTACTACTTCCTTAACCTTAAGATTTGAATAATCCCCCTTACGAAGAGATTGGGTACGCTTCATTATATCTTGAAAATCTTCCTCATTTCCTTCTCTAGCACCCAAAAACCAATAGACTTCTTTATCAGGATTTTTTTTAGCATATGAGTATATAGCAGCTATAGGTGCTTTACCTTCAGGTGAAGCCATTACTCTTACTTTATTGGGAAGATATTTTTTATATATGTTCCAAATAGCTAATGACTCATCTTGACTAATTGAATTTCTAGTACCGCTACCTACTAATATAATAAGAGCATCCATTTCAGGGTTTTCTTGTAAAGCCCGTTTTACTACTTCAAGGTGCCCCATAGTAGGAGGTTTAAAACCCCCACCAAACATACCAATTACCTTTTTTTGAGAGGGATCAACTCCTTCAGGTAATAAATCTTTAATTAGTTCAGCAGTTAGAAGATTCATGATAAGAAAGATTGAATTTTAGATTGTGCTTCCTCTTTAGATACTGAATTGGTAACTATATTTTGTATAAATTTATCATTTAACATAGCTTTTATTTCTTCAGCATCTTTAGCTTTTCTAGCATCAGATCTAGCTTGTTCTTTAGGAGTTTTAGGTTTAGTTCCTTTAGGTGCAAAGGGATCAAGGTATATGTTAATTATATCTCCCAAATCTGATATCTCTTGGTCTTCTAAAGTATTAGCTACTGAGGTAAAATTAGAACCAAATAAATCTTGATATGGTTTAAAGTTTTGAGTTACTTCTTTCCAAGTTTTCATTACAATACCTGGTGCTAAACTTCTATCTTGACCATCTGTTTTTTCGTATCTATTTTGGTTTTGCTTTAAAGAACGTTCTAGATCTGTATAAACGTAAAGCATAAATACCTCATATCCTGCTCCTTCTAATTCGTCTTTTAATTTTACTGTTGTTTTATATGAAGCCCCCGTACCATCTAAAATAAATGATTCTTTCCCTTCTATAGTATTTGCTACATCTTGTTTAAATTCTTTATTAGCTGCCCCCATAGCAACAGCCTGTTGGCTTCTTTCTTCAGGGGTAGCATTTTTTAAATCTAGAGATATATTAGCCTTTTTTAACATAGGGACATAAATGTCATCTACATTTAATACTTTTAGACCTCCTAAATCTAAACCACGTAATATATAACCTTTACCTGCTCCGGGAGCACCTGCTAATATAATAGCTTTGGGTTTCCCTACAATTTCTTTAAGAAGAGTATATAATTTCATGCAAAATATTTGTCATAAATATTATAAAATTCTTTTAGCTGTAGTTTTAAACTCTGTAAATGCTGGTTTATGGTTTGGGTTTTCCAAGTCAAATAATTTTCTAACTGCTTGGTAAATTTCTAGGTTATCTTCTTGTGTACGTTTTGATTCATACATTTCCCATCCTTTACCTTGCATAGCGCCTTTTTTAGAACCTCGCTTAGATGATTTTAACCATAAAACGCCTGCTCTATTTACTTTTTTACCATAACATTCTTCAAAACATTGAGCGTAAATAGCTGTTTGTAAATCATATGTTGTTTGAAGGTTATTTGAAGTTTTAAAATCAATAATCCAAAGCTCATCTCCAATTTCACAAACTAAATCACAGGTACCTGCTATTCTTAATTTGTCCGAAAATAAATGAACCTCAGCTTCAATTAAAGTTGGGTTATATTCCTCCCACCAATCTACAAATCGAAGGAACATTTGCCATACAAGAGTGGGATACAT